CTCCGCATCTGGTGTTCGCATCGTAGGAGGATCATTCACTATCACCGATGTAATAACCATGGTTCACAAAATGAAATACGCCGAAGGATTGGACTATGTCGTAGTTGATTACATTCAGAAGATTACAAGCCCAGGAGCGCAGAATAGAACTAATGAGGTAGGTGATGTATCACGTAAACTAAAAGACATGGCAAATGAGCTTAAAATACCTATTGTGGCCCTTGCACAGTTATCTAGAGCAGTAGAGCTAAGAACTGATAAGCGACCAATACTAAGTGACCTTAGAGAGTCTGGAGATATAGAGCAAGATGCTGATATAGTTTCTTTCCTATTTAGACCTTCTTATTACCTACCAGGAAACGAGAGAGATACTAGTCCATTAGCTAAGCAAGGATTTGTTTACATAGCCAAGCATAGAGATGGTGAGTTAGCTGATATAGAGTTAGAGTTTGACTCTGAGATACCAGCGTGGCAAAACATAGGAGATACTGGTGATTACGATGATAACACAGTACAGACTTCCATAGAAAGATTTGATAATAATAACGATTTTGATTTTTAATTATGTACGAAAAGAATGTAGAGCTATTTAAAGGCGTAGAAAGAAAGTTTGCTAAATCAATAGAGAATTTAGGTAAGATAAACTTCTCCTCCAAAGATGAAGATATTTACGAGCATTGGGATGTATCAGTTACCATGCAGATAGATGTAAAGGCAATTAAAAAGAATAATGAAAATATCCACTATGTAGAGTTGAAAAATGTTTTAGGAAGGCCTGGTTGGTTGTATGGGGATGCCCATTACTTTGCATTTGAAACTCAAGACTATTGGATTATGGTAGATAAGATTAGATTGCAGGAATTTATTAAAGATAAATGTGCCGCAAAAGAATGGTCTCAAATACCTAGTTTTTATAAACTTACACAAAGAAGAGAAAGAAAAGATATAATAACTCTTGTAAAAACAATTGATTTAATGTTTATTTGTGATAAAATGATTAAGAAAGATGAAGAACACACCTCAACAAATGGCTGATATTATATTTAAAGAGTATCACAACTGGGTTAAGATAATTAACTATAACGTAGAGTCTAAAAATATAATAGAAGCAATAGCATTAGATATGGCTATATTCGCTGTTAACACTACGTTAGAAAGCCACAATACTAAAGATGAAATAATATTCTGGAGTAAAGTTAAAAACTTACTAAAAAGTAAGTTACTAAATGGTAAGCTATGAGAAGGAGAAGAATAAACTTAAGCAAACAACCTTTAAATAAATGGTTTGTAAAATTGAGAAGAAGATACAAAAATAGGTATAAGTTAAAACGTGATTACAGTCATTGTGTAAATTATGAGTTTGATTAATCCAGATATATACTGTATGACAATCGTTATACGTGTAGTATTCCCATCCAAGTCTAAATACAAGCCTAGTGAGATTAGATACGTAACATACGAAGATATACCTGTGCTATCAGTAGATAAAGATATACCAGAGAGAGAAAAGAATAGACTGTATAGAAAAACATTCGATGAGAAGATACATAAAGGTGATTTTAGTAAATACAATTTTAGCATTGTAGAAATAAAAAAATCTAAATTTTTATCAAAAATTTGTTATCAATATACTTTTTAGTACTTTTGTTCAAGCTAAATAATATTAACATGGAAAGACAATTATTGCAAGTCCTTGATTTTCAGTACGCTTTTGGAATATCTAATCCAGGTAAACCTAAAATGTTATCGAAGAAAAGAAAGGCATTAAGACAACTTCTACTAGAAGAAGAAGTACAAGAGTTAAGAGATGCTACAAACATTATAGAAGTAGCTGATGCTCTTACGGATATTCTATACGTAACGTATGGTACAATCCATGAATATGGTTTAGCAGACAGAGCAACAATGTTGTTTGATGAAGTTCATAGATCCAATATGTCAAAGGTCGGCCCTGATGGTCAAGCAATCTTTAGGGCTGATGGTAAAGTAATGAAGCCAGAGACTTATACTCAGCCTAACCTTAGACCAATAATTGAAAGAGACTTCTCTCTATACAAAGAGAATGAGATACTACAGGAATTAGCATCAATGGCTAAACAAGATAATGAAGATCGTATTATAGCTAAGATAAAAAATAAGCTAAAAATATTTGATAGATTCTTGTTCTGGCTTAACAATAAAATTGAAGCTAATCTAAAGAAAAAGATAGAGGTTAAGTTTCCTGTTAAAGCAAATGGAAGTATAATCGTTAAAGTGTACGATGAAGAATATGTCGTATGATAAGAAGAACTAAGTACGGAAATAAAAAACTAGAAGTTGATGGAGTTAAGTTTGACTCTAAGCTTGAATTAGTTTGCTATGACCTGCTTAAAAAATTTGAATTTGATTTTGAATTTCAAAAGAAAATAATACTTATAGATGGTTTTAGATACAACAAAAAAGCAATAAGACCTATCACGTTAACTGTGGATTTTGTAGTCAAGCATAACGATATAGACTACTACATTGATATAAAAGGATTTGCTACAGATGTATCTAAGATTAAATATAAAATGCTACGTTATCAGCTTAAAGATAACCCAAAGACAGATGTAATATGGCTTCACTCACAAAGAGCTATACTACAATTATTAAACAATTTAAAAGAAGAAAAATGAGTGTAAACAAAGTAATGCTATTAGGAAATGTTGGAAAAGTAGATTTCGTATCATTTGACAACGGAGGTAAAATCGTAAATATCTCAGTAGCTACATCAGAGAGCTACAAGAAAGGAGAAGAGTGGATAAATAAAACAGAGTGGCATAGATGCTCTTGTGGTATTCCTTCTATCGTAGAACGAGCAGAAAGAATTAATAAAGGTGATATGGTTCATGTCGAAGGCTCTATCGTTACAAAAACTTGGGAGAAAGATGGAGAGAAGAGAGAGTCTAAAGAGATTTCTTTCAATAGTATTAAAGTAATAAGTAAGAATACAAAGTCAGATGAGTCTGAATCGTTTGTTCCTAAGACTAAATCAGAACCTAAAACTGGTAAGCAAGTGCTTGATTCTATGGAAGATAGCTCAGATTTACCGTTCTAAATTATAAAATATGGAAACGTACCAAGTAGATGCAACACCAGAAGATATAGGTGAGATTGTTCAGATGATAAGAATACAACATCTTAGGATGCATGTAGATCCATTTGCAGATAAGATAGGTGTTAAACCAAAGGTCGTTATACAAGTTGAAGAAGGGAGAGGTCCTCATGGGCTTCTCCTTCTTAAAAAAATAGCAGAGACTTTTCCTTCTGTTAAACTTGCTCTAGAAGTAACGTATTAATCGGTAGAAATCCGATTATCATTTAAAGAATTGACGTTTCTTGTCGCCTCTATTCTTAGACTGTGCTTGTTTTACAGTCTTGGTTTTGGAGATGTGACTTTCATCCATCCCATCTCCGTTACCATGAGTTTTTTTCTTTCTGTTAATAGCTTGTAATATAGCTCTATATTTCTTCCTAGCAGGAGTACTATGATATTCCTTATTGTACTCGTCTCTTTTCTTACGAGCATCTGGATTCTCTTGATAGAACTTTGCTGTTCTACTCTTTCCTCTTTTCGTGCCTGCTAGTTTATTTCTCATTTCTTAAATCTTCTCAAGATAAGCTTTACTATTCTCTTAGCTATAAGAGTACATATACCAGGCTTAGCATCAATCTTAACATCTAACCCCTCTGGAGTTTTTTTAATGTCAATGTCAATGTTCTTACCATCATATACAAACTCTTTGTTTAGTTCGTCTTTAATGAAAGTAACATCAACATCTTTAGTGTCAATGCTAATCTTTACATTCTTTCCATCTTTTTCTATATCCACATTAGGTGTGTCTATCTTAATTTTCTTTGCCATGATTATTTTTTAAATTGTGAGTATTTTCCGTTTGTCATTCTTAAAGCCTGTTTTCTATTGCCTGTTTTCTTGTAGCTAATGTGAAACCAACCAGCTGAATTTTCAGTTCCGCCTTCAAAAATAGCTTGATCAAAATCTAAGTTTTCAATTATCCAAATGAATAAAGCCTTATCATGCAAGTCAAGGTCCATTGCTTCACCCTTACAATGCTGAGAGGTAGTACTCCCACCTATAGCCTTATTAAGTGCGGCAGAACGGAAGCCGCTATTTATTTTGATAGGCTTTCCTACTTTCGCTCTAATTGGTTGAAATACTTTAGTGCATAATAGTTTTGCAGATTCAATTTGTGCTGCATTCATTTTGTTAGCAATGCCTTTTGCTGTTGCTGTGGGAGATGCTTCAAATTCAGCTATCGTTACGTTTTCGCTAAGTTTCATTTTCTATTTTTATAAATTATATACAAACTTACAATAAATAATAGAATAAAAACAACTACACCTGTATTATCTATTTGATTAATAGTTTCTATATCTTGAATGTAATTAACGCTTATTAAGCTGTCAGCTTTCAATAAACTATCTACGTACAAGTCGTTTTCCATCCTCTGTCAATATAGCTACTGAATCTGATCTTTCAGGAATGATTGGTTCTTCTTTCTTGTCTTTACTTATGGTGTATTCACGCCCCTCTAAACAATGAAACAATCTATCTTTTAAATCTTGAACTTCAAAGTGTGTATATCCTAACCATAAAGCAAGAACTCCAATAGCTCCATGCTTCTTTATCATTTCTAGTATTTGACCTGTAAGTGGTATCATAATTAATTGTTTAAGCAAATTTACTAAAAAAATAATTACTATGTATTTTTACTTATTCAAATTAATATTACACTTGGCGAGCCAAGGCTGTGTTAAATAATTGTACCGCTGTATAAAAGTTAGCTGATTCGGTATCTGTTAAGCCGTCTGAAATAAAAAATAAAGCATATTGTCTATTCGTAGGATATTGTAAACCTCCATTATTATTGAAGCCTCCAAGCCAAATTTCAGCATTACAATTTCCACTACTTGCTGTCGTGCCAGTAGTTAATAAAGTTCCGTTTTTATAGTTTTTTATTGTAGTTGCCGCTGTTCTACTTCCTATATAAAATCCCTGTGAGTTTGTGTTGGCAGATGTAGTATATATTAAACCTGAATTTATAGTGTTATAGATAGAATTTAAATATCTTGCGTAAAAAACATCATAAATACCATTGGAACCAACACCTCCAATATCAACAGTTAAAGAATCATTATTTGTTCTTGAATAAAAACCATAAGCAAATGAATTTTGAGCCGTTACCGCACTTGGAATAAAACCAGTATTGCCGTAACTATTTGCCGCATTTCCATTAACTCCATTTGCTCCCCAAGTCCACCCACCGTTCCAAGCAATTTGATATTGTGCTGTGTTCTTTAAATTGTAACTTGTTGAAGTTGAAGTACCCCCTACAAATGGATACAAAGCTTTCATTTTTGTCCAAATGTTGTATCCTTTCAAGTCAACTACCAAAGTATTAATAGCGCTTGATATAGTAGCATCAGTAATACCAGCAGCTGTTAGAAATGCTTGCGCATCTGGATCAATAGAAGCAACAGCAGGAAGTATTATATTACATCCCTTAGTTCCTGCGCTTAATACCTTACCTAAATATATACTAGCTCCCATTAATATGTTTTGTTTAAAATAAATATATCACTATAAATGCTATTACCTGGATCTGCCGCTCCCCATTGTACTGTTATATTCAATGTATTAGCTATAGTAGTATCAAAGGTGGTATTGTTAACTACATTAAAAGCAAATCCTTGAACACTAGCGTTAGATGTCTTAGCATAATGAAATGTACCTAATGAGACTATAGAAGCTACACCAGGGCCACCTAGTTGTCTAACAGTAAAATCTACATTCAAAGAGAATACATCATTAGTAATATTAGTAATGTTTTGAGCAAGACTATCTAGTAATACAATAGAACCAGCCTTGACTCTTATTCTTATAGTTTGATTATTAGCAGCATTTAATACACCAGCTGTAACAACTCTAAAACTATCACCTACTTTAAAAGCATTAGCAGGAACAGATAAGCTACCTACTCCTCCATTAATTAGAGATGTCTCTACTGTAGTATTAGTAATAGGAGTACTGTTTGCTGTTTGAGCAAATAAACCTCCTGTTATAGTATAAGGATTAGCAGATAATATGTTTATCTGTGTACTCATTCAAAAGGTGGTGGTGTTGGTTTTGGTTCGTAAGGAATTAAATCAAGGTCTTTAACCCAAAGATAATCTGGATTAACGCATTGCTCCATTTCTTCAACTGATATTACCCAATTGTCGTTAACATCTTGGATAGGATTGAAATAGCTATCTGGTGCATACCATTGACCGATTAATTCGTCTTTTTGTAACTCAGTAAGCAAACCTACATAAGTTAGTCTTTGTTCTTTTGTTAATTCGTTTAGTTTCATATCTTATAATTAAATATTTCTGGAAAGTGCCACTTGGAATGCTTGTACCGCTGTGTAAAAGTTAGCCGCTTCGGTATCTGTTAAACCATCTCCTATTGAAGCAAAGGCACATTGTTTTGCTGAATATAAATCATTTGTTCCTACACCGCCTCTTCTAAATAAATTTAAAATATAAGAAGAACCTCCAGTATATGAATTTATATTTGTTCCCGTACCTAAACTACTTCCATTTCTATAAGTTTTCCAAGTATTATTAGCTGTTCTGCTGTTTAAAATTAAACCTCTTGAATCAGCAACACTTGGGTTTAATCTTCCCGTTTGCGCATCGCATTGATTGTTTAAATATGTACTTCCACTTCTTACAATAAAACACTCTTCTGTTCCTGCACTATTTCCACTACCAAATTCACACCCTAAAGTAGTTGAGTTAGTTCTAATATAAGTTGAAATATGGCTACTTAATGCTGTTGTTGAATCAAACGAAAAACCTGTTTGACCATAACCATTTGTCCCATTAGGTAAAACACCTGTTGAGCTGTGCGTTATACCACCATTCCAAGTTATTTGATATTGTGCTGTATTACGCAAATTATAAGAATGACTTGTGCTACTTCCCCCGACCATTGGATAAATTGCTTTCATTTTAGTCCAAATGTTATAACCCTTCAAGTCAACTACCAAAGTATTAATAGCCGCTTGTTGAGTAGGGTCTGTTATTGCAGCCGCTGTTATGAATGCTTGTGCATCGGGGTCAACAGCAGGAGCTAAAGAAGCTAAATAAATACCAGTATTTCCACCTAAGATAACAGGCATAGTTATGCGACATAAATGATTATAAACTCAGTTCCAGTAGCATTGTAAGCAAATGAATCAAAGAAGTTGTTTATCGCATCTGCTGAGAAGTTTAATACTTCTCCTGGCTTAATTGTAACACCAGCTAATACAGTTCCATTAGCAGATCCTACATTAGCAACTGATACAGAGAAAAAAGTAGAACCAGCAGTAATATTAACATTACCAAGTCCAGTAGGTCTAATCATGCCAGTAGTTCTTAATAATCCACTACCACCATCTACAGTTAAAGAACTACCACCATCTTGTATTGCAACAGCTCCTGCGCCACTTACAGCTATAGGAGAATAATCCCCATTATCACTTGTCATAAGTACATTAAGATCATTTCTAACGCCAAGTACAAATGCACCTGTGTTACCAGATATATGAGCTGTATCTTCAGCAAATGTTCCAGGAGTAGTTAATACATCTACCTGTAACTCACCATTAGCATCAGTCTTAATCTTTCTATTTGTAGTACCATCCCATCCGTAAACAAGAATACTATCGTTAGCTTCACTAATCTGTACATCAATAACCTCTGATAACCAATCTCTAATATCAGCTAAGGCAGCATTAGCACCAGTTAAATTATTAGTCCATGTAACAGGAGATGATACATCGCTTAAATTAATTCTCAAAGAATTATTCTTATCATTAGCTATAAAGTTTATAGCAATGTAATAATTACCACTAGCATCTACAGACTTGCTTACAGATTTAACAGACCTAACAGCATATACATCTAATATACCATTGTTATTAATGTTTAACTGATTGTCAGTATTGTTTACTATTATACTCATTTTAATTTATTTTAATTGTTGTTATGGTAATTTTGGGTTTCTCCATAAGAATACATCTGAAGCTAAACATCCATTGTCATCTGTAACTAAACACTTAACTAGTCCAAATACATTTACACCAGGAGTAGCATCCATAGTTACACTAGAACTTGTAGTTCCACTAGTAAAAGATATATCTTCATCGTTATCTTGAATAGACCATTGATATGTATAAGGAGCTAAACCACCAGAAACAGTAGTTGTTAAAATATTCCCCTCTGAATAATTAATATCTACATGTAAAGGACATGATGGTATAGCACATAACTGAACTAAGATAGCATCAATCACTTGCTGAATACCATAAGTACCAGCAGCTAAGCCTATGCAATTCCCAGCCCCTATAGTAACGCTAGTCATAGTAGATAGCTCAGCTACCATATTAGTAGTATAGCTCTCTAATAAAGTCAACACATCATTTAAAGAAGCATCACAAGGAACTTCTATAATATTGAAACTACCATCAAATACAGTTAGGTCAGATGTCTTTGTAGGACAGTTATCTGAACATGAACAATTTGATCCTAAATTTCCACAAGTAGTACAGCTCATATCTTAACAATTACAGTTTTCATTCAAATTATTTATCAAGCATTGTTGCTCTTCATCACATATCTTTCCATAAGGTAAACACCACAATACATCAAATATTAAG